TGACAGCCCTCAGAAAAGAGAGGCTTTGCTTCGTATGCTCGATGACCACTTCATGCTTGGTGGTGGTGAGTTAGACTACTCGGATAAACCAGTAGCCACTCAAATGGAGGATATCGTTTCTGATATAAACACTACAGGGAAGATGTCAGAGCACATGCAGAATATCAAGGACGCCCAGCATTATCTCAGTAGTCTCAATGCTGACAAACCTGATTGGGACCCTGTCGCGCATTATGTCAAGGAGGGTCCATCTATCAACCCTGTAGATAGCCCACGTCTCAAGACTAGTGATAAATCTAGAGAGCAAGAGAGAGTGAGAAGAGGCATTAGGGCTGCAATGACACTGAATTTGCGTAAGCGCATTGTGGAGCGCAATGAGGAATCTATGGGGAGTCATCATGAGCATGAGATGTTTATGCACGAGATGATGCCTGTAATGGATGGAATAATGAAAGACTTGAGACGTGACAATTTATTACTAGGGCACAGACCTCATAGGAAATATGATAGTAAGAGCGTGGAACAGGCTTTTGAAGAGTACAGCAGATTACTATTCCTTCGAGCCCCTAAGAATGATAATTACCGTCAATTACCACATGGTGTCAAGCAAACTCGCCGCAGGGGAATAGGGGATAACAGAGAAGACCCTTCTTCTGAAGAGGAATGGTACGATAGCACGACATTCCCTAAATTGTCAGGGGTTCACGCTCAACACATGTTTGGTAATGCTCAACCTATGCCTGCAGTGATGAATTTCGACAGACATGGTGAGCATCCTACTATCCATTGGAGCCCTGAAGGCTTCGGTGGTCCTTTCGATGCGCTGGCAGGTTCCAACATTCAACTCGTGGGTGCTACTTCAGATGAGGCGACGAGAGCACGTCGAGACGTCGGCAATGTGTTCAATAAGAAATATTTGCCATTTGGTGCTAGTGTGATAGATTACGTCTCTGCTAACAACCACACGGATGATAGCACGACAGGAACCTCTATGAATCAGGCTACGAGAGAGTATGCTGATGGTGACGCTTTGGCATTGTCCGTAACCTCCCTCGATGTCCTCACTGATGTGGATTTGCTGTACAAGGATGAGGACAGGGACAAGGGAGACCCAGTCCCAGTCAAGGCCATGCACCGCATATTTGAACTCAGTGACTTGGAGTACCTGAGGGGCTTCTCGGATGACTGGGTAGTCACCTCATGGGCTGATGGCGTGCGCTTGATGGTGGAGAAGAAGGGAGACAAGGTGAAGGCTAGGAACTCAGAGGGCAAGGCTGCTACTCTGCCCAACGCAGTGAAGAGAGGAGTGGTCGATGCCCACAAGAAGGACTTCTTGGTAGACTGCATATGGGACGAAGACGTCTTGCATATCGTGGACTTGCTAGAGTGCGAGGACGATGACTTGTCCAATCGCCCTGCCAAGGATAGGGTCAGGCACCTTCGTGCTCACTTCGAGTCTACTGAGCAGGTGTTCACACCAGCACCAGTGAACACAAAGAGGGTGGACGGCGAGGGATTGGAGAGGGCTGTGAAGGACTTGCTCAAGGAGCCTAAGGTCAAGCAGGTGCTGCTCAGGGACGCAGAGTCCACATACATGAGAGGCGAGTCCAGACACCCGAAGTGGGTGATGCTCACCCCGGACCAATACGTGGACGTGCTGGTCCTCTCCTCGACTAGTGACAACAATCACTTGGTCGGTGTAGGCCCATTGTACGACGAAGACGCGAGGGCCATTGGCAATAGAGGCGTCAAGTATGACGGTGAGTACTACATGGATGTCGGTAACGTCTCCCGCTCAGGGCTGGAGGAAGGCATGTACATCACAGTGAAGACGTCTGGCATCTCCCATTCCGTGCGCAGGGGCTTCTCGGTATATCGCCTCAATGCCCCTAGGTATGTGAAGGAGTGTGAGGGGGGTGCGACGGATAGCGTGGAGACTCTGGATATACTTCGCAACAGACAAGAAGGCAACGTGCCTCACAAACTGAGAGTCAAGAAGGGCAGCATACACATCGAAGTCCCCACTGGTCATGTCGTCTATGACACGGAGTCCCATGGCAATGCATTCATCTTGAAGGGAGTGGATGCTCCTGATGACTACACCTTGAGGATTGTGGAGAGCCAAATGGACTACTGGTCGCCACTAGCCGCTGTTCTGCTACGTTCCGAGAAGGAGAGCGAGAAGGAGGACATAGAGCCAGAGCCTCCTGCCAATCACGACAAGAAGCCGAAGAAGGTGCTGCCCAAGAAAGACGTGTTGCTCAAGGACCCTGAGGTGGTGAAGACTGTGGTAGTGGCACTCGAGGCTGTCGAGAACATGATTAAGGAGAAGATTACTTGGACTGGGCCTAAGGGCCTCGGTATGGACTACGCCACTCCTGTGGAATCGCCCCGTGGTCCCACTGAGGTCACAGAGCCCCATAACCTGCCTGACCACGATTCCGGTCACCGTCAATCGAAAAAGGGGGATTGCTGGTGCGGAGCGAAGATGGGAGAGGAGTGTAAGCAGGGCATGGGACATGACATGGAGGACTGTCCTAGAGCACATCCCCCCAAGAAAGAAGAAAGAGCAGACCACTTGGAAATTTCTCACGATTCTCGACAGGATTCTCCCGTGTGATTGATATACCATAACAAGTCCTTGCCTAGGCAATGCTGATGATGGAATCACCTTTGGAGAGCCCAATCCTCATCAAGGGAAGGGCTAGTGACCTAGTTGTCGCTGGCTATGCGTCTGTCGAAATGGTGGACAAGCAAGGCGACCTGATAACCAAGGGAGCACTACGAGAGGCATTCAAGAAATTCATGGGCTCCCCCGGTTTCAGGAACGTGCAACTGGCACATTCAAACATTCAAGTTGGCGAGGTAATCCCAGACTATACTGACTCCAGTGGGAGAATATGGAAGTCAGAGGTTGATGACACGGGCATGTTCGTAGTCATACAACTTCGTGATGATATCGAAAAGGCACGGGAAGTGGCTGCTGAAATACGAAAGGGGAAACTGAAGTCTTTCTCCATAGGCGGTCAGGCTTTCGAGCGTGTCAACAAGAGTAACTCCGAGAGAGGAGATTACAGAGAAATACGCAGGATGGAACTGCATGAAGTTACCATCTGCGAGAAGGGCATCAACCCAGAGGCCCAATTCCGAATCCTCAAAGAGGACAAAAGCAAAAAATTAGAAAAAGGTGAAAAAATGACAGATGCAATGACAGAACTACAGGATGTCTTGGAGAGGTTATCCAAGAGGCTAGACGATGTTGACGAAACAGAGGCTGCCCTGAAGGCTGCAGATGAGAAGGCTGAGAAGTCTGACGAAAATGCGGCCAAGGAAGACAACGAAAAGGCTGATGTAGCAAAAGATAATGAAGACGAAAAATCTGAGGATTCGGAGAAAACCGAAAAGATGGATGATGTGATAACCACGGAGTACCTCCAGTGGCTAGAGTCGACTGTGAAGTCCGCGGGTTACGACCCAGTGGCTGCAAGGTCCTCTCTGGAGACAATAGAGGGTGTCGAGAAGGCATACCTGCAGGAGGGCGCACACGGCTACGACCACAGAGGTCAAGGCAGCATCGAGGGTGCTGGAGAGGATGACTCTTCCAAGAGACCCAAGATGAACATGGGCGCAGGACCAAGTGGGAACAAGACGGTCATCAAGACCGACGAGTTCATCAGCCGCGACATGGTTACCCAGTCCCAGATAGAGGAGGCTTACTCAGTCTACAAGGCCGCTGCTCTAGAGCAGCAGTTCAAGACAGACTTGGGTAACGAGTTCTCCATGAGACTACAGAAGGAAATCAATGCAGAGGAAAACGAGACCAAGAGGTCCACATTCGATGCACGAGCACCTCTGGAGGACCTGCAGAAGGCAGTTCTCGCACTAAGCGACAGGATTGAGAACATATCCACAGAGCCAAGCGAGACCTTTGCCAAATCGGCAAGTTCTTCAACGGTGACCATCCCCGAGACTACTGAGATGGCCGCACTATCATGGGACGATGTCCACAGATTGGCGCACTCAGCACTACGAGGTGAGAACTGATGGCACGTAATTATGTACGAACAATACAGGACATGGAGCGATACTACTACGGTGGTACCGCACTGACTGGCTACACATACAGCAGTGGAGATATACTCAAGGCGGACGCACCGCTCATGAGCACCACGGCTGGTACCTATCAGGCAATCTATGGCAGGAAGGTTTGGTCACAACTGAACCAAGAGTTCAACGCGTTCTCGATTCTGCCAAAGAAGCCATGGGAGCGCAGTGGATGGAGAATCATCACCGCCAAGCCGTCATTCACGGTTGGTGGTGGACTGGCTGAGAACGCCACCCTCCCTGACACGACCAAGCCTGACTTCCTACACGTGGCTGCAAAGCCAAAGACCATTGGGCACGCTTTCGACCTAAGCGAAGTTAGCATGTTCCTTTCCGACAAGGATGACGGTCTAGGCGACGTACGCCAAGTGCTGAAGGAAGAGATGGGGAAGCACCACGCTGA